TTTTTTACAGTAAACAGTACAACTATAGAAGCAGCACATTTAGATAATGCTACTTACAGAAGTCAAAGAACAGCATTGAATGGTGCAAAGATTAGATTTACAAATTATAATTTTGGTTCAGGTGAAAAGACTGCAATTGTAGATGGTATTAATTCTATAGCATATTATGATGGATCGCAATCAGGTACAAATAGACTTACTTTTTCAGATGAAACAGCAGCTGAAACATCACCAACTGTAGGAGCTAAATTTGTTGCTGAATTTAAAAATCACTTAGTATTAGGAAAAGGTAATACAATTGTGTTTAGTGCAGTATCTACTGATAATGATTTCAGACCAGCAAATGGTGGATTAGAAGTGAATGTAAAAGATACAGTTACAGGACTGATTGTATTTAGAGAACAACTAATTGTATTTACAAAAAATTCAATACAACGTGTAACAGGATCTGCTACTACAGGTACAGATGGATTCAAGCTTTCACCTATAACTGATGATATAGGATGTATCAAAGAAGATACAATTAGAGAGGTCGGTGGTGACGTTTTGTTTTTTGCACCAGATGGAATTAGATCTTTAGGTGCTACTGAAAAGATAGGTGATTTTGGATTGGACGTTGCATCTAAGCCTATAAAAAAGAATGTAGATTCGTTAAATGCTGTATCATTTGATTCATATGTTATTAGAGAAAAAGCACAATATAGACTACTAGCTTTTAATCAGGGTTTTGATACATCAGATTCAGAGGGATTAATAGCTACTAAATTTGTAGATCAAGGTGGTACAGGTTTAAATTGGGCAACAACAAAAGGCATTAAATCTTATGCATCAGACTCTAGATATTATGGTGATTTTGGTGCAGTAGCAGAATTAATATTGTTCGCACATGATGATGGATATATTTATCAGACAGAAGTTTCAAATGGATTCGATGGCACAAATATTAGAGGAATATACGAGTCTCCTTATATGCCTATACAAGATCCGACAATTAGAAAAACATTTTATAAGATGGGTTTGTTTTTAGATCCAGATGGTGCAATTACAGCAACTGTAAGTATTAAGTATGATCAAGGAGAAGAGTCAGTAATACAGCCTAATCCTATAAGTGTGTCAACAACAGGAACAGGTTTAACATTTTATAATGCATCATCATCTGTATATGATACATCTAGATTCAGTCAGAGCTTTGATAAATTATACAATAACAATGTAGTCGGTTCAGGCAAGACAGTAGCCATACGAATTGAAGAGGAATCTACAAATCCACCTTTTAGATTAGATACCGCTGTACTTGAATATAGTACCGAAACAAGACAATAACCACATAGATTTGGAAAGGAAGCATTATGGGGAATACATATCAGGTTAGAACAGTCACAACAAATGGAGTAGGCTTGCCTGCATCAGGTGACGTAATTAGAGAAGAGCATCTCAATGATGAATTTACTTCTATTATTGCAGCATTTAATGCTAGTACAGGACATGTTCACAATGGAACAGATAGTCCTAGAGTTACTACATTAGGTGCAAATAGTGAATTAGGAACATCTACAAATGCTATTACACCAGGTACAGCTACAATAGATGTAGGTGCTAGTGGAAATAAATTTAGAGATGGATTTTATAGTGGTACAGTTGCTGCTGATACTGCTTTACAAGCACCAACAATAAAAGATACAAATGGTAGAGATATTGTTATCCTTTCCCCAACATCTACTGCTGTAAATCAATTTACTGTTGCTAATGCGGCTACAACAGGAGATATAACACTTTCTGCTACAGGATCTGATACTAATGTTAGCATGGTGCTTACACCTAAAGGTAGTGGTTTAGTTAAAGTAGCTAAAGATGATTTAGCAATAGGTGGCACAGCAATTACAGCTACAGCAGCTGAGTTAAATGTGTTAGATGGAGATGTAACTACACAATCTTCTATACTACTTCAAGGAACAGATGGTGTTGTAATATCTGATGGAGATGTGATGACACAAGCTCTTGTATCAGATTTTAGTACATATGTTTTTGATCAGACAAGCAAAGATCAAGATGATATGGCTGATGATTCAAATACACACTTTCCAACACAACAGTCTGTAAAAGCTTATGTTGATAGTGGTGTTACTACCATGAGTAATAAAACTCTCACAAGTCCTGTGCTTAATACAGGAATATCAGGTACTGCATTTTTAGATGACGATACATTTGGA